TACGAATGGAGAATTAATGTCGATTTCCAAAAACTTTATGACTTGTTCGTAAAACAGGGTAATTCGTTTTCTATCTACTTCATCCCGTCTCACGCGAGGAATAATGGATACTACATAGAAAACAAAATTCCGCAGGCGGACGGTGCTCATTGGTTAGGCACGTACCACCCAAAATAAACTAAACACCACGGCCCCTGGCTTCAAAAACCAGGGGCCAACTTTAGGGGAAAAACATGAGTACAGATGGTTTAGATTTCTTAGACAAAAGCCTTGGCCCGCTGATCGCGCCGCCAAAACGTAAAAGAAAAGTACGGGACGATGCAAAATATTACGCCAAGTTCCGACGGATAACAAAAAAGCTAGGAACCACGTACACCGTTGATAACTACGATGGCTGCATATACATCGAGCCGTTTGAAGGTTATCCCGATGGGATAAATACCTACCACTATAACTGGATGGAAACACTTCAACGCTTACAAAAAGCGTTGGAGCGTCCACGAGACTTAGACCCAGGCGGTTGGTGGATAGAATAACAACCACGGCCCCCGGTCCACGGATCGGGGGTCTTTTTTAGGGGAGACAAAAATGAAGTTCGAGGAAAGCTTGGTAATGAAAATAGCCCGCGAAGCGGGGCCAGCCCCTGATCGCGAAACAATAAGAGACGTCGCCGACATATTTAGTGGCGGAGAACTCGATCACATCGAAATCGAAATACTTACAGACAGAGTGCTTCGCGTTGCACGGTCCCTACACACCACCCAGGTCGTGTAGGGAAATAAGAACAGAGTTCAAATAGGGGTTTACAACTCTGCTCCAAATTCGTAAGGTTTTTGCATCAATGTTTTGTATTTTCATTTGATTCTCTTACACAAAAGAAAGGCCCTCGCTATACCAGGCGGGGGTCTTTTTATTGGTACCGTGCGCAAATAATTGCGCAACGATGTGACGTCATGACGTTATAACGTCCAGAGATCACGGTCCGCGGCTCACGGTACACATATATATATCCATTTCCGAAATTAAAAAAAAATATTTTTTGTAAAATGGCCGTAACCGGTGTAACCGCGTAACTTTTGGCCAAAAACCCTTTATATATATATACTTAACAGTACACATAAGTGAATTTTTAAAAATGTAACGAAACCAGAGTTTATGTAACTAGCTGGGTGATTCATTTTTGCGTTAAAGGGGGTCTAAATGTTTTTTGTAAAAAAATAATTCTAGAAATAGATGTATATAGTAGCTATTTTAGGGAAACTATCTCGTAAACTACTGGTAAATATCATGGCACCTAGAAAACCAGGCGGTAGACCCTCAATCGGCAAGAACGGACAGGCTTTGGATACAGGTGTAGGCGGTCGTCCAGGTGTTTCTGTAAATACGCCTTTAACACGACGGCAAGAGATGTTCGTTAAAGAGCTTGTTTCCAAGGACGGACAGATAACCTTGCGGGAAGCTGCCATCAATGCTGGATACACTGCTGGATCAGCCCATACCCGCGCTTATGAACTAACCAACCCTCACCATAGCCCGCATGTTGTTGCTGCTATCAAAGCGTATCGAGCGGAGCTAGATGAAAAATACGGTGTTAGCTACCAACGGCATCTGAGGGATTTGCAGAATATTAGAGACATCGCGCTCCAGAACGGAGCTTACTCTGCTGCGGTCCAGGCGGAATACCGTCGAGGCCAGGCGCAGGGGGATATTTATGTAAGCAAATCCGAAATCCGTCATGGCAGTATTGATTCCATGTCTAAAGAAGAAGTCATGAAAGCTTTAGAGGAGATTAAGCAAACCTATGCCCCGGTCACTATCGACATTACTCCCGAAGGAGAGAGCAATTCCGCAAACCGCTCTAAAGCGCGAAAGCGGCTTCTGGGCGATGATGAAGACGGGGATGGAGAAGACATCGAGGAAGTTGATAGCGACCAGGCTTGAAACCTGGGCGACGCCTGGTATTCCTGACGTTCTTATTTGCGACGAAAACGGTAAGTTCCATTTTGTCGAACTGAAGGCGACTGCCGGTCGAGCCGTGGATTTAAGGCCGCATCAAGTCGCCTGGTTATCCAAACACAATAAATCGAGCGTCTGGGTTTTAGTCCTAAAGCTGAAAACAAAAACCAAACCCCAAGAGGTAAGACTCTATCCTGGAAACAAAGCAATGGATCTGAAGCTGACCGGTATGGCGGTCGAGCCTCTGTACCTGGGTGAAGGTGATAAAATTGATTGGGAAACCATTTTGGGCTTGATATGTCCTATTTAATCCCATAGGATCGCATCTCCACTAAACGGAGATAGAACAATATGCTTTTTCTTTTAAATTGGATTGGGAATATCCTTTATGGCAAGGACGCTATGGAGCGAGCTTCTCAAATGAATCGGCGCCGCGGCCACCGCCCAACCCGTATGCCTCGCGGCAAGCGTAGATATTGAGAGCGGGATCATGACTAAAAAAGCAAACCAAGAAAAAATCCCAGCCGAAATTAAATACAAGCACGGTGGGCGTAAGGTCGAAATCGAGGTGGTTTGGAAAAAACCATCGGAAGTTTTTTCTGCCTGGTCTGAGGACGTGGATTATTTAAGTCACGCGCTTGATATTTTTAATGGAGATTTACAATTAGTAGATTTCAAGAGGCTGAAAGACTTTGCTCAAAACGTCAAAACAGTCTCTGGATTGTCTTTAACGAAAGAAGATCCGCTTGCGCCTCATTACATTCGTGATGGTAGTCTGAGCATAAACCATAAAAACTTAGCTGGCATAAAACTGCGGGTGTTTAACGAATATTTTACGTTGGATGAGGCATCATATTTTGAAACGATGAAAAAGCTTAGTAAGCTTGCTAGCTCGATTGCCGATTTGAACCCGGCTTACGCTCGGGTGTCTCATATACAAAATGCCTATAAGTTATGTGATATGGTCCGCGAATTAGGTGAAGCGAGCGAGTTTGAGGAATAAAACCATGTTTATAACCAACGCCTCGCGCCGTCGTTTTTTAACGGCGCAAAAACAAATCCACGCAAACGCTCCGGAAAAGCTTTGGGCTAGATACGTTATTTATTGTGACAATTGTGAGGATTTTCCGGATACATTTAAAGCGTGGGTAACGAGGTGACGTTTTACGTTAGTTGACACCGTATATAATTATATGCGATAACAGAGGCCGCTCATTCATTGGGCGGCCTTTTTTTAACACGGAATAGGAAAAAACGACCATGTTAGTATCAATAGGATTTCTCAAGTCAGCTTTGCTTTTCATTAGCAAGGAACAAACCCGGTATTATTTACAAGGCGTTCATGTCGAACCCGAGGCCAATGGTATTCGATTGGTTTCAACGGATGGCCACCGTCTTTTCACTGCTATGCAAGAAAGCGATGATCCGCGAGGCTTTGAACCGTTCATTATTCCAGGCGATGCAATTAAGCGGGCGCTCACTGGGTATAAAGAGGCTTTTATTGAGCTTGATATCCAGAATAGAGTTCTTGGAAACGTATCTTTCACGCCGATTGATGGAACTTTTCCCAATTGGAGACGCATCGCGCCATCTAAAATTAGTGGCGAAACGGCTCAACTAAATCCGGAATATGTAGCGGATTTCGGAAAAATTTATAAGTTTCTCCACGGTGGCGGAAAATCTTTTGGTGGCATGGGTGTTTATATTGCCCACAACGGAATATCGCCTTGCGTAGTTACTTTCGGTCGCGATGACTGCCTGGCTTTATTGATGCCTATGCGAAGCGCCGTTGGCGAAACCAACGAAAAAGCGATGGATTTAGTAAAAGCGCATTTTGAACCCGAGCTTAAAATTGAAAAGAAGGATGCCGCGTAATGTTCCACGTTGCATATGAAATAGTTTCAGAAAGAAGCGCGGAATACGGCGACGCGGAGGAGCGGGGCGTTATTTCCGATAACGTCTGTTTGCGCTACGCAATTGAAGATGTCCTGGCCGCCCGCTCAAGCGTTTCCGCCATTGAACCTAGTAGCTCAGAAGATCCGCGCTGGATCACTGTCTACTACGAAATGGACCCAGCCACTGGAGACTATGAAAATCGTTCGTTGCATATGCCGTATGAACTAACCCCGGCGACGCGCCGTCGAATAGTCAAACTATTAAAAGAAGCTTGATCCGATAACTTGGAGATAAACACCAGGCCCGCCACCGAGCGGGCCTTTTTTATTGCGCTTGCGTATATGAGCTTAATCGCATAGATTCATAGACGCTGCGATTGGCAGCGTTCAACATGGAGAAAACAGACTAATGACTGAAAAGCAGATAAACGATTATCTCTTGGATCAATACGCGAGATCCTGTGCTGAGGAGATCATGAGCGAGGCGCGCACATATCCAGACTCTGAGATTGCAGATATGGTTCATCAACATGCTGACGGCAGTGAATACGTAATTTACCCATATCGGGCGCACCAGCTTTGCCTGTATTGCAACACAGACAACGGAGAGGTTTTCGTCGAAGACTGCTATTCTGGGCACGATTGGTCCGAAAACGGCTTCAGCGTTTATGACAACGTGGCTTGTGCTATTGCTTATGGAGAACTCCAGGCCCGCATATTTGAGGCAATCGGCGAAATAGAAAAAGAAGACGAGGAGGCCGCATAATGCAATTCAAGTATATTCAGGATAGCTCCGCTATTGTCAGCCTTACTTCTGCGGATGTTCGGACCATCCGCAAAGCTCTAGAGAAAATGCATTATTGCTGTTTTGATTCCGAGCTTGAAACCATAGCTTGGCAACTGGCCGCCGATCATAAGATTGAAACCTCTCTTCTAGTTTCGGAGTTCAATTTAAAATGGGACGAAAGGCCCTAAACATCGAAGGCCCTAACCATCGAAGGCCCGCCATCGAGCGGGCCTTTTTTATTGCGCTTGCCAGTATGCGCCATTTCCTATAATTTGCACCCATAACCAACAACGGAGAGTTTAAAATGAGTACTTTGAAAGTTTTATGGATAGCAGACCCAGGCCACGCCTGGCTCGCAATCAGTCATAAACAATTAACCCGCCTTAACCTGTCAGAGGCGGATCTGTCAGAATTCAGCTATCTGGACCCGCTCCGGGTTTATGCTGAAGAAGATTGCGACGCCGGAGTGATTATCCGCGCGGCAGAAAAGGCGGGGATAGAACTCGAGTTCCTGGAAGAAGAATATTTTCCTGGAGATGCACCCGTTCGTCGGTTTAATCGTTGCAGCGGGAGGGTTTAAGAATGAACGCCCAGCGTAGAAAAAGCTTATTGGAATTGGCAGCTCAGGCCCAGGCAGTACTTGATGCCGTGGAGGGTATCCGCGACGATGAGCAGGAATACTTGGACAACATGCCTGAGGGCATAAAAGACGGGGACAAAGGCGATCGAGCCCAGGAAGTAATTGATTACCTGGACGGAGCCGTTGACGGCTTATATTCGGCCATCGAGGGTATGGAGTCCGCGTCTGAATAATAAACCCCAGCACCTACTTACCGGGCCGGCCTCAGTGCCGGCCTTTTTTTTGTTTAAGAGTTAAACCAGCCCGCCCCAGGCCCGCGGGCCGTGGCAAAACCTACCGGACGCCGTGTAGCGTGGCCCGTGGGACGTGATCCGGGGACCACGGCACCAGCAACAGGCCCAGCCATCGCATATGCACCAGGCGGCCGCCCCTGGCCGGGATCCGGGATCCGCGATCGAATGATGGCCGATCGAATGCCGGGGAAGTTGCACCAGGCAACCGGGATCCAGGCCCGCGGATGTTGCACCAGGTGATCACCAGGTGGCCAAAAACCCGGCATATGATGCAAGCAGCACGAGCAAAACACGCTCAAAACCCGGCACCAGGTCGAAGCAGCACGAGCAAAACATGCGATTTTGGCCCGCCCGGCGGACATCAAAACTTGGTATTTTGTCCGAAAACTTGGCCACCGGGCCGGGATCCGCGGCCTGGGGAACATGGCCCGGGTCCCTTCCAATATCGGGTCAAAACCCTAGGTTTTCCGCCAAAAATCGCCAAAAATCGACCGCGGCCCCCTCTCCCCGTGACGGAGGCTAGGGCCATGTTTCTCACAAATATTTATGTAAAATTTGATATCGCTTGTGATATAATATAAAAATCGCATATGTTTCACGTGAAACACTGGTGAAATCGGTATGAAACGAATACATATAAATCAGCATATAATTAGATCTAATCATAAAACCGGGAAGCGTGAGCCGGTAATCACGGTCAAGGATGGTCGAAACAACACTTATGCGCACAGTGTCCAGATAAATGGATCTAGCACTGTGGTATATAGTCCGGACAAACCTCTGTCTTGTGGCGCGAAGGTTTGGATAGAGACCGACGCTGACGTTGTATTAACTTAGGGGGCCCCTATGACGGCACCGAGGTCCGCGGCCTTAGATGAAAAAAGACTGAAGCTTGAACTAAGGCTCGCTCAGATCCAAAAGAACGAGGCTTGCCAGGATAATTTTTTGACGTTTGTAAAAACGGTTTGGCCGGAATTTATTGCTGGCCGACATCACAAAATTATTGCTGAGAAGTTGGAAAGGGTCGCAAACGGCGACTTAAAGCGACTTATTATTAACATGGCGCCGCGTCATACTAAATCTGAGTTTGCTTCGTTCTTGTTTCCTGCCTGGATGATGGGCCGTAATCCGCGAATGAAGATCATTCAAGCAACTCACACGACAGAACTGGCGGTTAATTTTGGTAGAAAGACTAAAAACCTTATTGATAGTGAAGAGTATAAAGAGATTTTTCCGAAGGTACGGCTGGCTGCGGATAGTAAAGCTTCTGGTCGTTGGGACACTGCTTCTGGCGGCATGTACTATGCAGTTGGCGTCGGATCAAACCTCGCGGGTCGTGGTGGCGACTTGGTAATTATTGACGATCCTCATTCGGAACAGACGGCTATGTCGGCGAATGGTTTCGATGATGCGTGGGATTGGTACACGGGTGGTCCTCGTCAGCGTTTACAGCCTGGTGGCAGTATTGTTTTGGTTCAGACTAGGTGGTCTGAGAAGGATATGACTGGTCAGCTTATTAGAGCTATGGCCAAAGATCCGTTGGCGGATCAGTGGGAGATTGTGGAGCTTCCGGCTATTTTTGAGGACGATACGCCGTGTTGGCCTGAGTTTTGGAGCATTGAGGATCTGACCGCGGTCCGCGCATCTATACCACCGAGCAAATGGAACGCGCAGTATCAGCAGAATCCGACGGGCGAAGAGAATGCTATCATACGTCGGGAGTGGTGGCAGCGCTGGGATAAGCCCAGGGTCCCCCAGCTAGAATATGTAATTCAGAGCTATGATACG